GGATGGCGCCCATCCGATCTCGGATGGGACGACCGCGCCCACATTAGTTTGCGCTGGCAGCCAGCGAGGAAAGAAGACCATCATGCGTAACTGCGAAGACTGCAACTGCTGCTGCGACTGCGGCAAAGACTGCCCCAAGAAGTAAGACTCACCAAACCCACAGCCACTCACACCGGGTGGCTTTTTTCATGCCCAAAACACAACCATAGGAGCCTTCAGTGGCCAACGCACTTTTTGATCCAGGCCGGGAAGGCTTCCTCGACGGCACCATCGACTGGGACACCGCAGTCATCAAGGTCGCCCTCGTCCGGGGCTACACCTTCTCCGCTTCCCACAAGTTCGTCTCCGACATTACCGGAGCCTCCGGCGTCCTGGCCGCCACCTCGGCCGCCCTGGGCTCCAAGACCGTGACCAACGGCGTGGCCGACGCGGCTGACATCACCTTCTCCGCGGTGGCCTCGAACGGCAGCAACCACTACCTCCTGATCTTCCAGTCCTCGGCTGTTACCGGCGGATCCGACGTCGCGGCCAGCGCGCAGCGCGTCATCGCCTACATCGACACCGGAACAAACATCCCCGCAGTCCCCAACGGCGGCGACATCACCGTGGCCTGGGATAACGGGTCCAACAAGATTTTTAAGCTCTAACCGGAGGACGCCATGGCGCTGGTAACGAACTGCGCCGAAGGCGGAACCCATGGGACAACCCCGACAAGCGGCAACTCCGGCGGCCTGTCCGGCACGGCGCTAACAACCCAGACGATCGGCACCGACTGTACGATCACCTTCAACACGGCGGCGGCCTACGCCGGCGCGCTGGGCTACCGCTACACCTACCCGGCAGGCAACGTCAGCGCCTGGCAACTCCTGCCCGGCCTAAACGCGGCCGGCAGGGTTGTCTGGCGGATGTGGTTCAAATTCGACTCAGTCCCAACAGCTACCGAGTACCTGGGCGGCATGCGCAGCGCCTCGGCCTATGTCTGCGTTATGACCGTCGGCAGTGACGGCAAGCTGATCATCCAGAACGCCGCAGGTTCCGGCATATCCGCCTCCAGGGCCACAGATGCGATCGCGGCCGATACCTGGTACCGCCTCGAAGTCGCCGCCACCAAGGGAACGACCAGCTCCAACGGCCGCCTTGAGTATGCCTACTTCCTGGGTAACTCGACCTCCGCGCTGCATAGCTACGACTCGGGCACCACGGTCAATGCTGGCACCAACAACATCACCAGCGTACGCCTCGGCCGCACCACTTCAGTGGCCGGCCTGGCCGAAGCCGCCTCCGGCTGGTATGGCCTTGACCCCGTCCTGGAACCGGGCGGCGTGGCCTCCGGCGAAACCTTCGGCTCCCCGACGGTTTCCACCCTCCTGGCTACCGCTCCTACGGGCATCGCTTCCGACGAGGCCCTGGGCTCCCCCGCCGTATCCACCGTCCTGGCGACAGCACCGGGGGCCATCGCTTCCGATGAGGCGTTCGGCACTCCTGCCGTCAGTACCATTCTGGCCACGGAGCCCGCCGGCATCGCCTCGGCAGAGGCGCTCGGCGACCCCGCACTCGACATTCCTATCGGCACCGCACCGACCGGGATCACGTCCGCCGAGGCCCTCGGCAGTCCCTCACTGGACATACCGACAGGCACCGCACCAACGGGGATTGCGACGGTCGAGGCGGTCGGGGAACCCGCTCTTGCCTACCTCCTGACCACGGAGCCGGCAGCCATCAGCTCCGGTGAGGCCTTCGGCACCGCTGAGATCTCCACCATCCTGGCCACCGCCCCCGGCGGGATTGCCAGTGACGAGGCATTCGGAACCCCGATCGTCTCCCCCGGCGAGATCATCCTCTCCCCGTCAGGCGTCACCTCAGCGGAAGCCCTCGGCTCGCCGGAGCTAACAGCCACGCTCACCGCCTCCCCCGACGGCACGGCCACGGGTGAGGCGTTCGGTTCACCGACACTCACTGCCACGCTGACCGTCTCCGTGCCGTCAATCGACGGCGCCGAGGCCTTCGGTACCGTCGTGGCAAGCCGCGACTTCACCATCGGCGGCGAGGGAATACCTACCGGCGAGGACTTTGGCAACCCCACCGTCACCGTCCTGGTCGAACTCAGTCCACCAGGCATCGCCTCCGGCGAGGCCTTCGGCAGCCCAACCCTGAACAACATGGGGCCCATGACGCCGGCAGGCGTCACCTCTGATGAGGCCTTTGGCACTCCGGTCGTTATGACCACACTGCAGGCTGACCCGTCAGGGATCGGCACCGGCGAGGCTGTCGGCACCCCGACCCTGCACGACGTCATCGTCCTGCGTCCGTCCGGCATTGCCAGCGCAGCCGCCTTCGGCACGCCTGCGTTGAACATCCCCCGGACGATGTCTCCGACCGGGCTGTCAAGTGCCGGAGCATTCGGCACGCCGCGGATTTCCACCATCCTGGTGATGCAAGCCAGCGACATTCTGCCGCAGGCGGCATTTGGCACGCCTGCGTTGAGACACGGCCGGACCCTGTCGCCAGTCGGCATCTCCAGTCCGTCGGCGGTAGGCACCCCCGTACTGAGCCTGTACCTCACCGCCAGCCCGGCCGGCATTGACTCCCGCCAGCAGGTGGGCCGTCCGAAGCTGGGCGGCGCGCTGCTGCATTTTGAAAACGTCCTCGTGGGCACCATCGCACCCCGTCGCAAGGGCGGCAAGCTGGAGGCCCCGCTAAGCGGCGCCGAAACCGGCGCCCCCCATTGGAGGGGTCACCTTGGCTAATGCCTTCCCGCGCGAAAGCGTGGAGTTCCAGCCGGTGACCGTGACCCGCGACGGGTCCACGGTCTCCACCGGCGTTTCATTTTCCATCGTTCCGGACGGTGAGCGCCCCGAGGAGTTCACGGCCGCGATGACCATGTTCGGCAAGACCGGCTGCATGGTCTCCGGCCTGGACCGGGGCACCTACCGCATTTTCGCAAAGATCGCCGACTCTCCAGAGACCCCGGTGATCGACTGCGGCTACTTCTACGTCACTTAGGATTCCCTTGCTCGTCACCGTCTGGACAAAATCCAACTGCCCCCAATGCACCATGACCAAGAAACTGATGCAGCGGGAGGGGATCGAGTTCGTCGAGGCGGACCTGGAGGAGAACCCCGAGCAGATGGAGAAGTTCAAGGCCGATGGCATCCTCCAGGCTCCGATTGTGGTTGTCGGCAACGACGGCCGGCGCTGGTCGGGCTTTCTGCCGGCCGAGATCCGGAAGCTCAAGCCCTCCGAATGAGGCGTAACCCCTGGGCCGGCTCCACACGCAAGGCCACCCTGCCGGCAGACTGGGAGCGGCTCCGCCGGGCGGTCTTGGCCCGTGACGGCCACCAGTGCGTGATCCTGGACGAGCACGGCTTCCGCTGCCCGGAGAGGGCCACGGACTGCGACCACATCGGCGACCGGAACATCCACGCGATGGAGAACCTCCGCTCCCTGTGTCATGACCACCACCTGCAGCGGTCAAGCCAGCAGGGCAACGACGCGCAGGCCGCGTTGCGAGCCCTCCGCAGGCTGCCCGAGGAGCCCCAGCCGGGGATCATCAAGGGCGAACCGCAGCCCAGAGAACACAAAGGTTTCTAACGATGGGACAGAAAGGTCCACTGCCCAAGCGCTCCGAGGAGCGCACCAGGCGCAACAAACCAGAGAATGAAGGCGGCGTCTCCCTGAGCAAGGGTGAGCGCGTCGAATTCAAGGTCCCTCCCGTGGACAGCAACTGGCACCCCCGCGCGAAGCAGTGGTACCGCTCGCTGTCCCGCTCCGGGATGCGCGACTACTACGAGCTGTCCGACTACGAGACGGCACGCATCCTGTGCGATGCCCTCACCGAATACTACAAACGCCCTTCGGCGATGATGCTAGCCACCATCCTGCAGGGCATGACAGCCCTCGGAACGACCGAGGGTGAGCGCCGCCGGATGCGGATCGAGCTTGAGTCCCCCAAGGAACTTGAGACCCCGGCATCCGTCACAGCGCTCAAAACCTACCGCGAGCAGCTGGGGGTCCAGGAGGCCTGACACCTGCCCGCTTGAAAGGGTGGGGCCAGGTGCCCAATTCTTACACGCACCCCCGAGGGGGTGATCACAATCCCTTCATTTACGCAGGAAGAACTGGAGCAGCTCACGCCCACCGCTGAGCTGGCCCGCGAACTATTCCCCCCGACCTTCATCGGCCCGACATGGCAGAAGGATGAGGACGGGAAATGGCTGCTGCCGGAGAAGACCCTGGGCTGGGAAGTCCTGGGCTGGGTCGCCGAATGGCTGACCTTCTCCGACGGCCGGCCCTTTATGGCCACGAACGAGCAGGCGCGCTTCATTCTCTGGTACTACGCCGTGGACCACCGCGGCAAGTTCCGCTACCGCAAGGCAGTCCTCCAGCGCATGAAGGGGTGGTAGCCAGGGGCAAGGACCCCCTCGCCGCCGTGCTGTCCATCGTCGAGCTGATCGGCCCGTCCCAGTTCTCGCACTGGGATCCGGAGACCGGAGAGCCCGTCGGCCGGGCGCACCCCGACGCCTATGTCCAGGTCACTGCCGTGTCCGAGCAGCAGACCGAAAACACCCGGGACGTGTTCCCGGGCCTCATACCAACGCGCACCCGCCAGGCGTTCAACATGGACGTCCAGAAGGAAGTCATTTACGCCAACCATGGGAAGCAGAAGCTGCGCACCATGAGTGCGAACTTCCGCTCCGCGGAGGGTGGTCGTGTCACCTTCTGCATTGCCAATGAAACTCACCACTGGATCCCGTCCCAGGGCGGGCCGAAGTTTATGCGCGTAATCACCGACAACCTGACCAAGGTCAAGGGCCGGCTGCTGTGCATCACCAACGCCTTCGAACCTGGCGAAGAATCCGTGGCTCAGACCATCCGCGAAGAGCAGGAGAAGGTCTGGGCGGGCCTGTCCGAGGACTCGGGCTGGCTCTATGACTCCCTCGAAGCGCACCCCGACGCGCCGCTGACCAAGGAGTGGGCCCCCTACATCGTTGCCACGATCCGGGGAGACTCCTACTGGCTTGACGTCGAGGACATCGTCCAGGAGATCCAGGACGGCTCCAAGGCCGTCGCCGGCAAGAGGCGGATGTGGTACAACCAGATCGTTTCCTCCGGTGACTCGCTGATTACCGTCAGGCAGTGGGACGGCATCCTCAAGCCCGGCTGCTGGGGCGACAAGCGAGATCTGAAGCCCGGCGATGAGATCGTCATGGGCTTCGACGGGTCGAAGACCGATGACGCCACCGCCCTGGTGGCCATCCGGATTTCGGACAACCTGATCGTCCCGCTCGCCATCTGGCAGAATCCCGAACCCTCCCAGGCCTGGCACGTTCCCGAGCTTGAGGTGGACTCCGAGGTCCACCTGGCCTTCCGCACGTATAAAGTGCGTGCGTTCTTTGCCGACATGGCCTACTGGGAGTCCTACGTGGACGGCTGGTCGGACCAGTACCGCGAGACGCTGCTCGTCAAGGCCTCCGCCCGTTCCACCGTTGGCTTCGACATGCGCGCCAACAAGCAGATCATCGCCCAGACCACCGAAGCCCTGGTCGGCTCCATCGCCGACGGCCGGCTGCGGCAGAACGGGCACAAGCTGATGCGCGTTCATGTCCTGAACACCAAGCGGCGCACCAACACCTTCGGCCTGTGGTTCGGCAAGGAATCGGCTGAATCGCCGCGCAAGATTGACGGCTTCGCCGCAATGTTCCTGGCCTACATGGCCCTCATGAAGTATGCCGAGTCCGGCAAAAAGCCTCCGAAGGAATACACCCGGAAGCTGTATCAATTCTGATTAGGAGAAGCTTTTGGCCACCATGCACGAGTTTGCCATGGGGCAGCAGGATCACGTCCTGGCCAACCCGGACGTGCCCCCCGGGAGTTTCGACATCGAGCTGGTCCGGCACATGCAGATGACGCTCAACCACGACCGGGCCGAGTACGACATCTGCAACGACTACCTGGAGGGCCGGCACCTGCTGCCGTACGCCCCCAGGAACGCCACCGCCCAGATCAGGGACCTGCAGAAGCGCTCGGTCGCCAACTGGATCCCCCTGCTGGTGAACCTGCCCTCCCAGATGTCCTTTGTGGACGACTACCGCCGCCGCGAGGGCGGCCGGCTGAAGAAGAAGGACGACACCACCGCGGAGAACACCTCCCCGGAGTGGAAGCTGTGGCAGAAGAACCGGATGGACGGCCGGCAGGCCATCATCTACAGGTCCTGCCTGACCTACGGGCACGCCTTTGTGGTGGTGAACAACCTGGACAAGAACGACGTCCGGTTCGACATCCTCTCCACCCGCAACACCGTGGCCTACTTCCGCGACCCGGTCAACGACATCCGCCCGTCGCACGTGCTGACCATCAAGTCCTACCCGCGCAGCGATGAATACCCCGGCCTGGCGATCTTCTGGGATGACGTCTACCGCTGGGAGATGACCTACTCCTTCAAGGGTGAGTTCATCGTCAAGGGCAAGCCGTTCGCCCACGGGCTGGGCAAGTGCCCGGTGATCCGCTACACGTGCTTCATCGACGACGAGGGCAAGACCCGCGGCGTCGTCCGGCCAGCCATCCCGCTGCAGGACCGCCTGAACCAGGCGACCTTCTCCACCAATGTGACCGCCGACTTCGGCGCCTTCAAGGTCCGCTACGCCGCCGGCCTGGTGCCCGACTTCAAGCGGGACGAGAACGGCGACCTGGTGCTGGATGACCACGACGAGCCGATCCCGGTGCCGGTGGAGATCAGCCAGAGCCAGATGCTACTCAGCGATGACCCGCAGACCAAATTCGGTCAGCTCGAAGAAACCCCCCTCGACGGCTATATCCGCCAGGAGGAGCAGGCCGCCCGCAACTTCACCACGATCTCGCAGTTCCCCCCGCTGGCCTCGATCTCCAACCTGGCCAACCTGTCGGCGGAGGCCTGGGCCGCAGCCGAGGCGCAGTTCATCCGCTGGATTGAATCGCTGCACATTTCCTTCGGCGAGTCGCACGAGGAGCTGATGCGCACCGGCGCGCTGGCTGTCGGCGACACCGAGGGCGCCAACTCCTTTGGCGGCGAGGTCCGCTGGCGGGACGTGTCCACCAAGACCATCGCGGTCCAGATGGACGCCCTGGGCAAGGCTGCCCAGATGCTCGAAGTGCCCCGCAAGGGCCTGTGGCCCCTGATCCCTGGCGTCACCAGCGGCATGCTGGATGACTGGGATGACCTCCACGAGAAGCAGGTCCAGGATGACATGGAGCGCGATCCCCGCATGCTGCAGGCGCAGAACACGCGCGCACAGGTAGGCACTCCGAAGAAGCCGGTACGTGAGTGAGATCCTCGCACTCGAAGCGCTCCACAGGGCGGCACAGGCCCGGCTGGGCCTCGCCGCCGCCTTCCTGGCACAGATCGAGTGGGAGAAGGTCGCGCCGCTGAAGGCGGCCACCACCTCCGATGAATGGCTGCAGACCTCGCTGAAGGTCATCACCGCAGCCCGCAAGATGTCCCGAAAGCTGGCCATTGGCTACTACCAGCTTGCCCGGGCCCTGGAGAC